AGTCAGTTCTACGAGACTGTCTTTTCCTAGACATTGTCCATTCTCGACATGAGACGTTCTGCACGGTTCGTTACTTGACGATACCATAAACTGTCACGTCCTTCAACACCTGCGGTCGCCCAATCGCCTTGTTCTAACGCAGCGTTAAACTTCTTGAACTTACCCAGACGTGTACGTCCCATGTTGAACATCATGTTCACGAGAATCTCTTGCACCTCGCCAGGAAATCCTTCCCAGATGTCTGCACCGTATAGTGCAACACATTCGCTTATTGCCAGATCGAGGTCTCTGTCAAAACACTCCGCAACGCGCTCATCTGATACGACTGTTCCGACGGGTAATCCGTGCTCTGGATCTGACTCAAGCACGAGATGACCGACTCCGAAAGTAGGATATCCAAGATGGTCAAGATAAATCTCATGTTCAACTCCTTCGTCGATTTTTAATTGTTCAAAAACTGCTTCTCTGTTCATCACTCTCCCCTGTAGATTTTTTGTAGGTGATCTTCGAATTGTTCTACTTTTTCCAACCGATTAGGCCAGTAAATGTAATCCTTCTCTGGATTTGCTTTTAGATTGTTGAGTAACGGTATAACCGCATTGTACAACTTATCTAGTGTGTCTGTTGTGGTTTCTACCTTTGCCGTGGTCGACTGTACTACTTCGAGTTCGTCTTCTGTTACGGCAGTAAAACCAAAATCGAATAGGTCACTCATAGCCCCATCCACTCCTTTGTCATTATGTAGTCTCTTACGAGACCACTCCGGACAATATCTTCCCAACTAAACTCAACGACTGAAAAGTGTTTCAGTTGTTCAAGTATCTCAAGGAAGGTATTGATACCCTGTTTATCAGACATTTGTTTGAAATCAGACTGTTTGTAATCTCCACAGAAAATGATTTTAGAACAATGTCCAATCCGTGTCATCACGGAATCCAGTTCGTGGAAGTTGAGATTCTGCATCTCATCCACCAGAACAATCGTATTATCGAATGTCACACCTCTTATATAGGATGTTGATTCAAACTGTATATATTTATTATGCACGAGTTTTTCATATGCGCGATCATCTTCGAACAGATCCGCGGCAGCTGCACGATACGGGCCAGTGAATGCATCCAGTTTTTCGTCAATTGTGCCAGGCAAAAACCCAACCTCTCGTGTGGGTACGGCACTGCGAATAATCCGTAGAGAATCAAACGGGGTACTCTTATCCATGATTTCTTCAAGTGCGAGATACATTGCAAGGAATGTCTTACCTGTACCCGCAGTACCCACCATGGCGATATTGTCGCCTTCTCTCCATGCGGTATAAGCCTCTTTCTGAGATTCGGTAACAGGATCTATTGTACGTAGATCGTCAATACGAATATTCATTGACTCGTTTATTTGTTGTTTAGTTTTCATCAATTATGTATCGAGTTATCAACGAATCCGTATTTGCGTTTTTTCTCTGCGGACAACCCAGAATTACCACCGGATTGTTTTTTGATTTGATCGAGTTTATTTTTCCAATCACCCGATGTCTTATTAAGAATAGAACCTGTATGAGTAACAAGTTCTGGAGTGCTAGTGTGTAGTTGTTTCCAATCACCAGATGCGACCATCTCTTCTTTTTTAGAAATAGAGATCAGAAATTCTTTTACTTCTCCGGTCTCTGTGTTTTTTAAATCATATGTAGGCATAAATTAGATTCCAGTTAAATGAAAAAGGCCCTCATCTAGAGGGCCAGTTCCAGATAAGGATCACCCCCTTAGTCGAGTTTCAGCTTGTGATATTGCAGTCTCTAAAAACGTCTGTCGTTTTGCAACTTTATATGCAATATCTGCTTTCCCCCTTTTTTGCAATTTATGAATGTAATGTCCCAACTCTCGCGAGTCTTTTCTAAGTCTTTCTAGTTGATTTGGTTCAACCATACTCTCTCCTTATTGTTGTAACGTGGGAAATTATTTCAGGATTAAATCTGGAAATGCCTCCTTTACCAGTGTTTTGGTTATGCCCTTGATGGGCGGATTTTTGTTTATCATAGCAACTAACACTTCAGCATCACGAGGATGTACTGACTCACACATGTCAATAAACATTTTTTCCCGTTTGACGGGAGTTAATCTTTCAGATTCCAATAGCCCTTTCACGAAATATTTAAAATTCATGTGAGCTTTTAATAGGGAGTTTGCGGGTGTTTCTTCAGAGGCCGGTGTATAGGGTACAGGGCCAGAGGGTAGATTCCACTGGATAATTTCATCAAATGTACCTCTTAGTACATCTCTTAATGCCATCATCTCATTTTCTTGTAAGACTTGTATCTTGTCTTTTTTAGCACGTTTCTTTGATACCTGATCTAGAATCTCATAAACTTGTAAACGGGGTTTCGTAATTGCCATAATATTTCCTTATCGCGTAAAACTCATTATACAGATACTTATAGGGGTTGTCAAGACTTTTTTCGGCCCGCCTGTCGAATTGCTTGTCGTTCAGTTTCAATCCACTTCTTCGCTTTTGGTGTCACTTCTTTATTAGTAAACCTTTTGATATCACGGAATGCACGAAGTGTTTCCTTGTTGTAATCTTTGCCTTCACTATTATCAACCACAAGGAAATTTTCTTTACCAAACATGTTCTGGAATTTACCAGTGTTACGTTGAACCTGTTTCCAGTAGGATTCTACTTCTGCGTCGGGGAGTGATCGTGCTCTCATGCGATTGCGTTTGAGAGCGGTATCGAGGTCTGTATTGACGAAAATCATTGCCGCTTGATATCCCAACTTCTGGATCTCTCGAGCTTGACTAGCAATCTTCGCTGGGTCTTTACCCGTACCATCAACGACAAGACCCAGTCGGCCCTTTATGTAACGCGCCTGTTTCGTGCCTGTGAGACGTTTTGCCTTACCACGTAGTTCTTGACCCTTTGGCGAAAAAATGTTACTAGGCGACATTTCCATGTTTGCCTTTTTCATTGCCGCTTCAAAAGCATCGTCAGAGTTTACAACTTTGTATCCCATTGATGTAAGACCGGTCTTTCCTACAATGAAAGATTTACCGGAACCAGGCCCACCTGCAAGAAATACTGCTTTGAAGATTGCGGGATCATTTACCCCTTCTTCTAGATACTGTTGAAAACGTAACACAATAAAAACCTCTTTGAAAGTATAAAGTTATTTATATTTTTTCATTATTGAAATACCATAATTTTTCATCATGGTATAAAACAACTGCATCGAGTTCCGATTCATTCAAAACCATAAATGCTTCTTGTAAAGTATTTAGTATCGGCTTACCACGAACGTTAAAAGATGTATTGAGCAAAACACCATCAAACGCAGACAAAATATTATATAGTAATTTATTTTGATCTTCGGTGACGGTCTGCAATCTCGCGGTGTTATCAACGTGTGTGATCGCTGCAAGTTGTTCTGCGTATTCTTCGCGAACATCGACTGCAAAATTCATGTAGGATAAGTTGTCGTAGTTGTCTGCAATAAAATATTTCTCTGCGTCTTCTCTACGACAAACGGGCGCAAAGGGACGATAAAGTTCTCTACGTTTGATCTCGTTGACTTTGTCTTTTTTGTCCCAACCTTTAGGATCGCATAAGATGGATCTGTTTCCCAATGCACGTGGACCTACTTCAATACCACCTTGTATGAGACCAATGATCTCATCATTTTTCAAACGAAGAGCCAGATCCTCAACGGAAATTTCAAAGTGATTATATTTTTCTTTATAATCATCCAATTGATTTAGATCACGTATCTTTGGACCTGCATAGGTGATGGTTCGTCTACTGTTTTTCATACCTCGTCTTATCATAAATCTTGAGATAAAACCAAAAGGAAGACCTGAGTCAATAACATCGGGTGGAACAAATACTTCCGCTCCAAATTCGCGTTGAATTCTTCTATTTAACAAAACGTTGAGACCACATCCACCACTTATTACTAGACGATTCTTGTGTTTCCTAATAACATCTTCATTCTCCCACAAAAACTTCATGACCCATGTTTCGAATTCGTCTTGTATTCCTTTTGCGATATCGTATTCTTCTTTCATCCTTGTGTGTTTTTTATTCATCATTATTTGAAAGATATTATTTTCTTCAGGCGAATTAAAAAATTTACCAGAAAATTCGTTTCTATCTGTCGCATTGTTGTACTTATCCCACCAGACACTCCACCACATAGGGTTCCTATTATTTACCATACTTTCATCATAACGAAATAATCTTCTTCCAATCTTATAAAAATCTGTGTCGGTTTTGCCGTATGCCGCAGCACCCATTGCTTTACCAGCTAAATCTAAAATAGAGGAAGTACTGTTTACAATATTCACACAACCATGACCTATTGCATGATTGTAATTTCTTCCATAGTAACCAATTAACGGTTCATTATAATCCTCCCAGAAAGGTTTTTGAATTGACTTAACGTTATCACCAACGGCTTCCCATAAAAATGTAAACCCATCATCGCCACCCGCATCAAAGGTGAAAATAACGGTTTCGTCTCCAAACCAAGGGGATTGTGCATATGCACCGTGAGCGTGACCATTATGGTGTCTATAGTTTATGTAGAAATTTTTAACATTAAAGATTTTATCAACAATACTTCTAGATAGAATTGAAGGATCTTTATCTTCAACATATTTCTTTTCGATCGTTGTTGATCCTAAGATAAAAACATCGTAATCGTTTTTGATACCGAACTCTTTTTCAGAAATTTTCAGACACTCCTTAAGAATGTCTTCACGTTCGTCAAGACGAGCATGGCCACGATAATGTTTTATACCTGTAAGTTTTTCTAACTCGATGACATGAAACGTGTCGGTTTCTGCATTGTAGAACGATATGACCGAATCGTGTCCCCAATGCGCCGCGGCAATGTTACCCATTATTCGGACCTTAAATGACTTGAAGAGATTCGCACTTGAATGATACCGTTATAGTACTTGTCGTCACGTAAAACATCACGACGAACTTGTTCTAACAATTCTTCGTAGGACAGGTCACCTTTTGACTTACAGAGTTTTAAAATTTCTCTTTCGTACTTGTCCCCGCCTTTTTCTTCGACAAGGTTTTTGAGAGTCTCATTTGACCCAAAGTAATCACGCCAGTCGGATTGTCTCCTAACAGTACGTTTACGTTTTTGTCCTTTAAGAGGGGGGAGTTTTCGTGTTGACCAGAAGTTTTTTTTACCGACATACATTTTACCGGTATCAAGTTCTGTGATAAGATAAACAAACCCGACGAATTGTTCTAAGTATTCTTCGTCGGGCTCGAAGGGTGCACCGCAGTATTTCCACATTAGTCTTCCCACTCATCCGTAGTGGGAGACCCACACATTGGACAGTGTGTGGGTTTTTCTTCATTGTCTTCTACTATAAGTGTTACGTGACTGTCACATACTGTGCAAACCAAGGTGTATTCATATTCCATTTCATGCTACCTCTTCCCACCCCCATTCGCCTTCCATGCCGACTACGGAATATTCGGTGACTCGCTTCTCAAAGAAGTTATCATGAGATGCACCGTTCAACACCCAATCAAGCCATGGGAGTGGATTGTCTTTTTGTCTAAACTTAGTTTTAAGTCCAAGTTGCAAAAGACGACGATCCGCAATGTGTCGAATGTATCGACGCACTTCCTCTTTTGTCAAACCCTGAACCTCGTTACCCTTGAATGCAAGATTGATAAACTTGTCTTCAAGGTCTACGGCATTCCGCGCCATAGTATATATCTTCGACTTGAGTTCATCATTGACAATACGAGGGTGTTCCTCACAGAATGTACGGAACAACTTTGCATTACCTTGTACGTGTAGAGTTTCATCACGGATAGACCACTCGACAATAGTACCCATACCCTTCATCTTACCGAACCGTTGAAAATTGAGTAACATGACAAAGGAACTGAACAAAGACATGCCCTCGTTGAATACAGACTGTGCCAGCGCAAGGGCCAGACCTGTATGGGACGAAGTGTCGCCCTCTTTCATGAAATCTACTTTGTCC